ATCTGTAAACATCTCACCGTCATAATTCGGTGATGCTGTTGACCACAATCCATTGACGTTGAAATTAAAAGTCGGTTTTCCCTGGATGTACGTCAAGTCAGTGTCTGCAAATGCAGTGACCTCCGCAGGCGTTTCCGCGAATGTCAGATCCATCGAATTGGATACGCCACTGAAATCGAACTCGTCCACCAATAGTCCTGCGCTTTTCGCGGTGATCCTAGCCACGGTCCCTCCTCTTGGGCTGTTCTGGACGTTCGGCCATACGTGCCTCGGCCCACTCCCGATCTGATTCCTCGTATACCTTGATGGCGTTCATTCTCAACAACGATTCCACGTCCACAAATTCGGTGCCATCCAGATCGAATCGCTGACCTGGAAAGATGCGGATCGTCGATGGTTTTACGCCTGGACCCTGGGCGATGTGCAACTTGTGCAAGGCTAGATACCAGACTTGCTCAGTCGCCGATCCATCTGTTCCACCGCCTGTCTGTTTTTTCTTCCGATTCGTAACCAATGTCGCTTGTGTCCTTTTCTAATGTGATGTGCTGGTTCGATGTAAAGATCGAATTTTTGAAAGTCCTTTTGGCGTTGCACTGCTTGCAAGTGCCCTTACTTTCTGGCCCATTCGCTGTTTCGATTATCCAATGGTGTCTGCAATCAACTTTGGTCGGCACGTATCCTGTAAAGCCCTCCGATGTGTTGGTATATGACGCCCTGCTGATCTTCCGCGAGGTATATATCCTCCTCGCGTCTGCACCACAATAGCGAATGGCCTGTAACGCTTAACGATGCGTCCTGCATCACTGAATCGACCTGCGTGTCGATGTCACCAGCAGACTTGGGCCAAGGCGATTGGTCGATGGCCTTGACCATGTATATCGCATTGCCTCCGCGTCCGGTAAACGACCAATAATCATCCACCTTGGACATCGCCTGGAACACGACATATGGCGGCGTCGTGCCGTGTGGTGCAATGCCATTGAACACACCACCCGTGGCCTCATTCGTGACCGCCTCGACGTTCAACGTATCAAACACCGCTGTGTCCAGATTAACCCTTAGATTCGCCATCTAATCACCTATGCCAACCTGACTGCGCCAGGTGGTGCGCCATCCAACTCGTTGAATACCTGACGGAGTGCCTCCACGAATCGAGGCGATTCCTGTTCTAGTGCTGGCGTCATAAATGGTCGCGCCCTCATGTAGACGGTTCCATATTCGATGAATGGCGCATATTCCGTACTCGGTCCGATCTTCCACGACAGTCCATTCGGATCAGTATCATCAGGACGGGCATTGATGGAGTTCATCGTCGCACCAGTGTCCACCGCAGGCCATTCAGCGATCCGCACCTTGGAATCTCCTTCCACATGACGGGCCGCTATCTCCGTGACCATGCGAATCTTGGATCCGAGTTCGTTCCAGTTCTGCGGCAGTTGGACCGACACCTGCATGTCCATATTAAATTCGGGCATAAAAAAATCCTCAATCGTCATACGCCAGCGATTAAGGACTCCACACCACGTGAGTGGTAGAAATACCCAGTGCCAGCGTTCCTGACGCTTAATGGGCATCACAGTGCCTCTGGGACGGGTTTATTCAGTTGTCTCAGGTGGAACGAATCCACCTTGTCCGTCAGCCACCAGATGTATATGCACATCGTCGATATCTGACGTTGGCGGTGTGAATGTATTAACGTGTCCACACCGACGGCATTTGATCTCGACCACGCTATCCATCAAGAGGCGGACGCGGGCCAATAGGCTGTTGCATTTATCGTTTGTGCATCGTGCCTGCTGTAATCCTAGATCTGTCGCATCTGGCATAACTTTGATGTGGCCCAGGATTTACCATCGTCCACTGATTGGACCTCGTATGTGCCACTCGTATGGACGATCCGATCTGTCTGCAATATTGATTGGTCGTACCCAACAGCCAACGTGTAATCCAGTTGCAGATCCTGACGACCTGCGGACACAGATTCCGATCCGCCCTTGCTGGCTATCCTGGCAGGGACGTCCTGATAGGCGTTGGCCCATGACTCCGTGAATCCGCCTTGTTTATCGGACTCAACAGTCTTTCGCTGGATGTCCACCAGGTCCGGCATGGACTTGCGTGTCTCACCCCGCATATACGCCAGGTCGTTGGCCTGTAATAGACGATTAACCATCTGCATACCTGCCGAACATACCTGTACCTGAGTCGAGGATATTGAGTCCCGTGACCTCATCGGAATCCGTGTATACGGAATATCCATCGACGCGCCTGGGCATCACCACAGTGGTCGCACTGGCCTGACGACGTAGACGTTTGGCCTGGGCCATAAACATCTGCGTGACGTTACCTTTCTGGAACGACGCACCATCAGCAGAGAAAGTGAAATCGCGGGCGAACCTGACAGCCAATGTTTCGCAGGCACGTGCCGCTGATCCGAGGATGCTGTTCCCTTCTTGCGATAGGAAATCATCTATCTCCGCGTCTTGGAATAATGCCCGGTCCGAATCGGTATCTCCGATCTCTAACCTGACACGATCCCGATCTGCGGAACTTCCTGCTGTATAGGTGAACGCCATCACACCCTCACAAATATCGTCATGGTCAGTGCGTCCGTCAGTGCGTCACATCCTGCCAACTCCGTCAGCAGATTGCCGTGGACAACGGCTGGTATGTATGCGCCAGTGATGGCGGACGCGCTGGCATCGTCTAACTGGTGCGTTGGATAGAACCACGCATCCGTCGCAGAGTTCGTGACTGTTAACAACGTCACGGACACGGGATCACCTGGCGACGACAACGTGGTGTCAGTCGATGCAGGTGCATCAGCATGGAAATTGCAATACACCGCCAAGAGTTCGCAATAGGGTAACGCAGTCACCAACGAACCCGTGGCGGATGCGTCAGATCCAGTCGTGGACACCTTGACGATGTGTCGTTCAATCGCCATCAGCGACCTGCGTAATAAACCACCACCACTTCGGCGGTGTCTGGGTTATTAGCCCCGGCTATGGTCACTTTGATGTAATCAGCGACGCAAACCTTGTCGTATACCGAATAGCCATCAGCATATTCGATATCCGCGCCAGCATTATTGTCTACGACGTGACGTGGATGGAACCATCCATCGCTATTGGCATTGGTCAACGTCAAGATGGTCAAGGCAGGCCCGTTATCGCCTGACGTCGCAATCGTTACGTCCGTTGTGCCTGGTGGCGAGTCGCCATAAGTGACACCAATAGAGCAGATCTCGCCAGTGATAACGTGACAGCTGGTGTTGTTGGCGGTGGCGGAACCATTCGATCCCGCCGCCTCGCCAGTATTGATTGTGACCGATTCGTATCCGTACATTTAACCCTCCTAACTGTCGATGGCGGGCAGAACGTATCCAGATGCGGTATTGGTCGCGGTGCCCAGGTTATCGAACTGGCGGACACCATCGGCGTCAATCAAGACCTCCGACCCTGTGTCAGCATGTCCGATCCTATTGTGGGCGATGATGCCTGTGTTGTCTGTCGTGTCGCTATCAACAATCAGGTCGCCAGCAGTATTGAGCCGGTAGATGTAATTGCCGATGATCTGGCAACTCGTCAGATCTTTACCTGTTGCGACTTGGACAACTGATTCGCCATCAGCGACGCCCAGTTGGATGTAATTATTGGAGACATTCAGTCGGTCCAGATCTCCACCAATCTGCACGATGCAGTCGTTTCCTGTATCGGGTGAATCCACATAATTGTTGGTGAACGTCAATCGGTCGCACTCGTTGTTGGTTGTGGTGCAGACGATGAGTTCCACAAAATTCATGGATGCGGCAGTGTCAACGAAATCGCAATTATTCACCACGAATCCTGCCGCGCTAAGATCGAACACACCAGCGATGTCTGCATAATTCATGGAGAATATCAGGTTATGGATCTGGACATCATCGGCGGTCACGTCGATGTCAGTGGTCGTCGCTGTGTCGAGAGTGATTGTGCCTCGACTATTGCCAACGCCCATTCCAATGACAGTCACACCAG